TCAATTTGTAAAAATGGGTCGTGCAAGCCTCGGTCGCGCTCAATAACGCGATTGATCATGTCCGTCACGTCTGGCGAGTGCCTGACCTGACCGTCAAGCCAGCGGCGTTTCGCTCGATACGCCCAGGCGGGCGTCGGGGCGCTAAATCCACGCGCTACAGACGCCATACAGCGGGCCTTGGCGGCCAAAACGTCAGGAGCTTGAGTGTCTACCGCGTCAACGGATTTTGATGGCTTGTAGGCCGCCGTATTAAGCGCAGGGCGCTGATCCTCAATTAGCTCCAAAAATTCCGGCAGGGTCGGCGGCCAATTTTTGGTCGTGAGCGCGTTGACCGCAGCGGCGATTTGCCGCATCGGATAGGCAGCGATTTCCTCCGACCAGCATTTTTTAACGTCGGCGGGGTTGATGCCCGCCCATTGATCGGCAAATTTAGAGCCGTACAGCGCGGCCATGCGAGCAAATAAGCGCTCAACGGTTTTGGTCGCGGTCGCCGCGTCTAGTCTGGTGTTGACGCTCATATCTCGCCACCGACCAGACCTGCGATTGTACTGGCTCGCCGATCCTGTTTTGTTTGCTGATTTTGGCCGAGCGTTTGATTTTTTCGGACTCCGCCCCAATCAGCGCGGCAGCAATTGCGGAATGCCGCGTCAAAACTCGCATATTTCGCACCGTTCGCCAAACAATAATCCCTAAAAAAATCGTAATGCGCGTCCGAGTCGTACCCGTGCGCGTGGCACCACGCCAATAGTTTTGCATCTGGGGCCCAATCTCCTATCAATGTTTTTTTGCTCATAGTCGCCCTTATGTTTGATTGTTTGTTTGTCCTGTTTGTCCTATGCTGCCTGACCCTAGATTGCGCGGTTCGCGCTCCCATGCCCCCCCTACCCCCCAGAGGGAGAGAGAGCAGGCACCTGACCCTCAGACGACGTCGGACAGCGCCCCTGCGGACCCCCGGCTTTGCAGCCCCGCGATTGCTCGCGCCCAGCCCACGCCCGCGCATGGTTCCCTCGTGCTGATTTGTTGCTGAGGGATTTTGAGACAAAAAAAAACGACCTTTAGGTGAGAGGCCCGGTGCACAACGCCGGGCAGGGCCTAAGCCCCTGAACTCTCGCCTAAAAATCGTTTGATGACTGTGCAATCAACTAAAAAATTAAACCATATTTTTACAACATTGTCAAGCCCTGCCGCTCCACGCCTGCGGCAGGGTACTACCGACTCCCAGCGGACTGACAATCCCACGGTATGCCGCAGCGCGTGTGTCGATTTATAAATAAATTCCGATTATGTCCTCAACAGAGGGGAGCGGTTTTTTTTTGCTTTGGCCATCGCCCTCGCTCTTGCCATCGCTCTCGCCCTTCGGTCCCTCGGAACGCTCCCGGATCACAGCGTCAATGTGGTACCGCCTCATCGCCGGGATGCCGCGCCTACGCCAGATTGAGATGCAGGCGCGAGTGACGCCGAGCGCCTCCTGTAGTAGGCGGGATTTTCCGTAAAAATGCTCGTGGATGATCAGGTCAATCTCGGGACAATGTTTGTCTAATTTTATGATGGGTACCATTTTTTTTGCTCAGGTTATTGTGTTGACCGTATTTTACGTTCACGCCGCGATTTTGTCAACCTTGAAAAACATAATAAAAAATTGTTGACAAATGGCAGCACAATCCGTTATAGTGTTGTTGTCGATGTACAGTATTGCATCGACTCCCCGCAGGAGTGTGGCCAATAGGCGAGCGAGCGCGGGGACAGCGCGACGGTGCGGCACAAGCGAAACCCTACGGGGCCACCGATCTGGCGAATCTGCGGAAAAAGCAAGCGCGACTAGCAGCAAACCAGCAACAAAATTGCACAGCACAAAAATTTTTTTTACAAGGAGGCAGCGACGAATGACCTCGCACGACCGTGTTAAATTTTTTGACCAAATCAACGCGCTCCACGGACGGACTGTTGACGTGATCCGCGAGTCGATCAGAGCTGGCGCGCTCGACATCCGATACGAGGTCACCGAGTATTTGAGCGTGTATTCTGCCGCCGTTCGTGATTTGCTGGAGGAGGAGGATTCTGACAATTAAGCAAAAATTTTATGATTTGACATTTTTGGATTGGCGCGAGCAACCGCTGGCGCGAGACAAATTACAGATTCAAGGGAAAAACACATGAACGATATCGTTGTAAATCAACAAATGGCACTCGGTGCCGAAACGGCATCAACAGCAATGTCGGCACAAGCAAAGGCTTTGGCCGAGGCGCGTTATGTCATCGCACTGCGAAACCCGCGCAACTGGGACCAAGTGCGGCAGGACGTGATGATGGAGTGTAAGCGCCCATCATTCGCCCACAACAAGAGCGCCTATTACATCAAGCCGATTGGCGAAGGTGTTGAAGGGCTTGGCATCCGGTTTACCGAAGTCGCGCTTCGCTGCATGAAGAACATTCAGGTGCGCACCGCTGTGCTGTTCGAGGACTCGGAGAAAGAAATTATCCGCGTCACCGTCGAGGACTTGGAAAGCACACTTGCCTACGACTCCGACATTCTGATTGCAAAGACCGTTGAACGGTCCAAGCCGTTGTCAGACGGCAGCTACATCAGCATGAGAAAGAACAGCTGGAATAAGCCGGTCTACACGGTGCCAGCGACCGAGGACGAAATGCTGAACAAGCGGTCCGCCCTGATTTCCAAGGCACAGCGCACCCTTGCCTTGCGCTTAATCCCCGGCGATATCCAAGATGAAGCTGTGGCGATGATCAAACGAATCCGCGCCGACGAAGCCGCCAAGGATCCCGCAGCAGAGCGCAAGAAGATCATCGACGCCTTTGGCGAGATTGGCGTTCGGGCAAACGACCTTACGACCTACCTGGGCCATTCGATTGACACATGCTCACCGGCTGAGATTGTGAACCTGCGCGGCATCTACGGAGCGATCAGTCAGGGCGAAGCCACCTGGCAATCAGTCATTGACAACAGGGCCGAAGCCGCGCCAAAAGACGCCGACACTGGCAAACCTGCCTGGACGGACGCCGATTTTTATAAGGCTCTACCCAACTGGGCAAAGCTAATCGAAAAGAAGAATAAAACCCCAGCCGAGATTATCACCACGGCCGAGACAAAGGCACCACTCACGGCACCGCAAAAGCAACGCATCAACGATTTGGCGGCACCGGTCGGCCAAGTCGCCAGCGCCGAACAGGTTGCCGTGATCCGAGAACACGCGGCAGCGGCAGCAATCAACGAGGCCGACATCCTCAAGAAGTTCGACGTGGAATCCATTGAGCAAACGCTCGAATCCATGGTCGATGACGTTTTGAAATACATTGCCAACCCAATGGGAGAGTAACTTGAATATCACCAACAGACAAACACACAATCTTGTTCAGGGCTCACCTGAATGGCACGCCTACCGCAATGCCGTCATAAACGGCATTCGCCGGCTCAACGCCAGCGATGCCCCGGCGATGATGGGCGTATCGCCCTACAAGACGCGGGACCAGCTGATTGCGGAGTACGCAACCGGCGAGACGAAGGAAGTATCGCCGCACGCCCAAGCGTTGTTTGACGCAGGCCATGACTACGAAGCCAGCGCGCGCGTCATCGCGGAGAAGATTATCGGCGACGATTTGTACCCTGTCGTGATGTCGTGCGAGGCTGACGGGCTCCCGTTGTCGGCGTCGCTAGACGGGCTGACGATGGACGCGGAAACCGGCTGGGAACACAAGAGCCTGAACAAGAACCTGCGTGAATCACTCGCGGCCGGGAAAGTCCCCGAACAGTATTTCCCGCAGCTGGAGCAGCAGCTACTTGTGACCGGCGCTAACCGCATCCTGTTCATGGCATCCAACGGGACCGAGGACACCGCACTCTATTGTTGGTACGAGTCGAGCCGCAAACTTCGCGCCAAGCTATTGACCGGCTGGGCTCAGTTTGTGCAGGACGTCGCCGCATACAAGCCGCCCGTGGCCGCGCCGGAAGTAGTTGCTGATCCGATCAAGGCGCTCCCGGCGCTGGTTGTCCAAGTTTCCGGCAAGGTCGAAGCCTCGAACCTGGTTGTTTACCAGGAAAGCGCCTTCGCCCTGATCGACAGCATCAACACCGACCTAAAGACCGACGAGGATTTTGCGAACGCCAAATCAATGGTCAAGTTCTGCGCCGAGGCCGAGGCGCGGCTGGAAGCGACTAAGGAGATGGTGCTCGGGCAAATGAGCAGCGTCGACGAAGTGATTAAAGCGGTCGCCTTTGTCCAAGAGCAGGTGCGCCAGAAGCGCCTCACGCTGGACCGGTTGGTGACGGCCAAGGAATCGCAGATCAAGCAAGAAATCCGCGACCGTGGACCGCGTGAAGTCGCCGCACACATCGCAGCACTTGAGGCGCGTATCGGCAAGCCGTACATGCCGCAGATCAATACCGACTTTGCCGGCGTCACCAAGGCCAAGCGGAACCTGGACAGCATGAACAGCGCCGTGAATGATGAAGTCGCCAGGGCGAAGATCGAAGCTGACAGGATTGCCAACCGCATCGAGAAGAACCTACTCACGCTCAAAGAGTTGGCGGACGGATATCAAACGCTGTTTGCCGGTGACATCAAAGACTTGGTGTTGAAAGCGAATGACGACCTAACCGCCGTCATCGGATCGCGCATTTCCAAACACCAGCAGGAGCAAGCCGCGAAGATCGAAGCCGAAGCGAAACGACTGGCCGACGAAGCCGAGCGTACGCGGATCGCTGCCGAAGTCAAAGCCCAAGCCGAGGCACAAGCAAAAGCGCCGAAGCCGATGGTTGTGCCACTGGTAACGCCAGTGGCACCGATTACGACAGTTGCCGCGGTGGTGCCGGTTACGACCGTAGCGCCGCCGATGCCGGGTGCGCGAGAGCGTCTAGTTGCAGCGATCAACAGCGAATTACAAACTCTATCGCTCCCGCAGCTAAAGGAAGTTTTTGCATTTATTGAATCAATCAGCGGCGACCAAGCTGCATGACCTACGCACAGCGAATTTGGGACGCTTGCGAACACCGCACCGAGATAGCCGACCTGAAACACTTGATGGAGTACCGAGACTTGAAGAAAAACCTATGCCTAATGACGCAGGACGGATGCCTTAAACGCTTATCAAAGGGCGTCTATATTCGCGCAGGGAACAGGCCGGAAGATGGGCGCAGAGCGCACCCAAAGCTGAAATATTCGGCAGAGCGCGTGTGGGGCATATGATGAAAAACTTGACGAGGTGACTAAATGATTACAAAAATTTATTTGACGTTCCTGCAATGGCGCGAACAGTGCCACCGCGCATCGTATGCGCGCCTGCTAGCCGACTACGCGAGCGAGATGCGGCGAGTGCAAACAAAAATTTTTGACACTGAGCGCGAGATCGGTCTAATCAAAACCAAAATCGCAAACAAAAAAATAAAAATTGTCAAAATGAGGTTACAGAAATTGTGAAAAACCACAATAAACGCACAATTTTTGCGCTCGCGCTTTTGACGATTTTTTGCGCGCTTGGCGCGGCTATAGCCTCAATGACGTTTTATTTTTTTGTTGTCCCGGAGATTGACGCAGCCGCAGACAGGCGGGCCGAATCGGCCTATGCACGAGGCGCGATGGTGGCAATAAGCGCAGCACCTACGCGCTGCCAGCAATGGCGGCTTAAAGCGCGGAAGGCGGTCTGTGATGACTGATCACAGACCAGCGCCACATAATTTTTGATATTCCGAAATTACGGACTGAGCGGCTGAAAGTTGTGCGACGACAGCGTCGGCGTCGTTAACGAGGTCAAAAAGATTTTCAGTAGTCGCTCGCGAAAGTTCGGCTGCCTCTCTACCATCACGTCCGAGGGTGGAGGCGGCAGGGTCACTGGTTGCGGACAACGCTCGACAATCGTTTTGCTCAGCGGCGTAATCGGGACGGTCGAACAGCCGGAGGCTGCCGCGCCGCACACTGCTACGATCATAATTTTTTTTCGCATCGACATTTTTAATCTCGCGTTGGTAACGGGTTGAAACGTTTGCAATTGCTTGGGCGCTGCGCCGCTCGCTCAAGCGGTTTGACGCATTGGCCGCATCTAATTGAGCCTGCCAGTGCGCGTCTGATTTGCTCATTTTAATCCGCCAACGGTCGCGCTCTGCCTGCACTCCAGTATCGCGCACCCACCACACCGCACCAGCGAGCGTGGCGACAATGGCCAATGCCGCAGCGATGCGCCAAAACGGCAGCACAACATCAAGCCACATGCGGATTGAGGATATCACGCGACAGCCTCGTCGTCGGTCGTGTGCCTGTTTTCGATTGTGATAAAAATCGGTTGACCTATGGCGTGTGCTCGCGTGAGTTTGTCAAACAATCGATCAAACGCGGCGCGAGAATACGCGACACCCTCGCCATCGTCGTCAACGGTCAGGCCGGGTAGCAAACACCCCTCGGTGTCATCGGCGTCGTTGCCTGGGTGGATGCGAACGCCACTAAAACCGGGGACGCGATTGAGCAATGGCAAAACGCGCTTAAAACGCGGGGACTGTGTGAGCGTGATTTGATAGGTGCCTACAGGTATGGCCGTCGCGCCGTGCGTTTTCCAAGCGGCGACCGAAACGCCCTCAATCTCTCGCACCACGTCCTCTAGTATGTAGCACTCGAATTTGCCGTCAACAAACAACTCTCCGACGGTGCAGGTCTCCGATGACGAGCGGCGTTTTAGCTCTAATTCCATTGCGCCTCCTCTTTTTTTGCATACTTGGGCAGGCCGTCGCGCCACGCGCTAAAGCCTAGCAAAATATGCGCGAGCACAGCAGCGCCTAGCACGATTTGGATCCCGGTTGGGTGGTCGCCATACGTCCAACTAAAGGCCGAATAAAAAAACACCGCAAACCATATCGCGTATTGAAATCGGATTGGTTTTTTTGTTGACGTGCCCATAATTCGCAAGCGGCAAATACAACAAAATCCGCCGAGGGAGCATATAAAAAAATTGACCGCAGTGAGCAGCTCCTGAGTCATGGTCGATCCACCCGGCGTGAGATTATGGTTTGTATGGTGTCGCCGAGCCACGAACGCAGGCTAGAGTAGTCCCGAATCCAACCGATACCGAACGCCAGCGGAATAAGCGAATAGCGCGGCTTAATCGCCGGCATGACGTGCTGCAATAGCTCAGCGAGTCCTACCGTGAGGATGGTCGCGAGCAGCACGCGCAGCAACACATAGCCAAGCGCTTGGGGCACCGTCATCGACTCGTCATTGCCGGACAGAGAGACGGCTGCGCCAGCACACGCACAAGCCGCGATCCCGGCGTATGGGCCGACAAGCCCGGCTAGCTCCCTGCTCGTCACCAGCGCCAATATGGCGACCACGACGGTTATAAAATCCTGCGGGTCAGTCTGCATTTATAGACGCTCCACAAAAAGAATAATAGGTACAGCGTGACCGACGTGGCCTGTACGGGTAGTCCGGTCACATAATCGCATACGGTCGTGCCACGCGGTATGCTGCTGCCATTGTCGACAAGCAGCCTGCATGTCGCATTTTGTAACCCCTCAGACGCGCCTACAAAGCACGCCGTTGACGCGAGCGCCCACGCAGCAGATCGTGGGTATGAGTCAATGAGCAAACGCACCACCACACACAAAACGGCTACCCAAATGCTCTGCTGGATGTACCAAGTTGCATACGGGCTGAATCTTGGCAGCGCCCATTCCGCTGAAAAATTAAAAAA